TACAGCTACAAGGCACATATTAAATGCGAGCTTGTATATTACCAGAAGATTAGCAGAGGGTATAGTATTAAGAACAGCTGATGTTTTAGAATATTCAGAGTTCAAAGACCAGTTTGCTATGCAAATTGGTAAATATAATTTAAACTTACTTGAAGATATTAAGAATTTATATCTGTATAGTTTCGGTATATTTTTAGAGTTAGCACCAGATGAAGAGGAAAGAGCGATGCTTGAAGCAAACATACAAATGGCTTTATCTAAAAATGATATCAATTTAGAAGATGCGTTAGATATTAGAGAGATTCATAATCTCAAAATGGCTAATCAACTTTTAAAAACTAAAAGAAAAAGAAAGGCTGCTATGGAACAGCAGCAAGCACAGATGCAACAAGCTGCTCAAGCGCAAATGCAACAACAAGCAGCAATGATGGCTGCACAAACCGAGCAACAAAGAATAGCTGCAGAAACTCAATCTAAGATGCAAATAAAACAAGCTGAGATTGCTATGGAAATAGAAAAAATGAAAAACGAAGCTATGTTAAAATCGCAACTTATGGAAACTGAATTTGCCTATAACATGCAGTTGAAAGGCATTGAACAATCTCAAATAGACAAAAGAGAAGCAGCAAAAGAAAGAGGAAAATCAGATAGGATTAGTCAAGCTAACACACAGCAATCCAAACTTATTGAACAAAGAAAAAGAAACTTACCAGCAGTAAAGTTTGAATCAAACGAAGACACTTTAGATGGTTTTGATTTAGCAGAGTTTGGACCTAAATAATTTTCTATGGATAGTATTCCTTCTATGTTTAGTGGTTTCAATATCAAAAAATATAAGTCAATAAAATATCCTTCAGATATTAGTTTGAAAACTCTTAATGAAATAAAATCATTACAAACTCAAAAATTAGATATACCATTTGCTAACAAGTATGACGATATACATGAGTCGTTTAAACGTCTTTTTGTAAATAGAAAAAGAGAATATCCTTCTGAGTTAGTTATGGATTTAATAGGTAAATCCAAACCTATAATAATGCGTATAAAAAATTATCACGACAGGAAAAGACCAAACGTATTAGCTAAAAACTTTGGCATAGATTTAAAATATCATAAGATGGATAGTGCTCAAACTCCTGCATTTCCTTCTGGACATTCTGCTCAAAGTAAATTAATAGCTTTAGTTTTATCTGACATGTTTCCTGAAATGAAAAAAGAGTTTACACAGGTTGCAGAAAATGTTTCTAAAAGCAGAATTGTTGCCAGGGTACATTATAAATCTGATAAAGACATAGGTGAAAAATTAGGACAAGATTTATATAATCACCTAAATAACGCCTAAAATTGGTAAATAAATATTGTTTAATTTTGTTAAAAATTTAATCTAATGGAAATAAAAGTAAAAGCAGTGGACGGTAACACTCAAAAATCAAAAGCCGAAATAGAAGAGCAGTTGTTAAAAAAACACGAAGCTCAACAACAAGAAACTCAAGCGGAGGAAAAACCTGAAAAGGTTGAACCAAAAGCAGAAGAGAAGGAGAAACCAGCTGAGGAAACTCCAGCTGTAGAAGAAAAAACTCCCTCGTCAGAGTTAAATGACGAACATGTTCTTAATTTTATTAAAGAGAGGTACAACAAAGACATCAACTCAGTTGAAGAATTATTTGAAACTAAAGAATCAAATCCAGATTTACCTGAAGATGTTAAATTGTATTTTGATTATAAGAAAGAAACAGGCCGTGGAATCGAGGACTTTTATAAATTACAAAAGAACTACGATGACATGGATGAAGATTCGGTTTTAGCTGATTATCTTGGTGTTCAAGAAGAAGGTCTTGACGCTATAGATATTCAAGATATCATGGACGACAGATTCGGATACGATAGTGAAGAAGATGACGAAAAAGATATTAAGAAGAAAAAGTTAGCTAAAAAGAGAGAGCTTGCAAAAGCAAGAAAGTTTTTTAAAGAACAGAAAGATAAGTATAAAGTTCCCCTTGAGTCAAGTGGGGGTGGATTATCTGATGAACAAGAAAACAATCTTAATGCTTACAAGACAATGTTAGAGGAATCTAACTCTCAGAAGGAAAGCTTCCAGCTTATGAGAAAAAATTTTGAGGAGCGTACAAACAAAGTGTTTGGCGAAGAATTCAAAGGTTTTGAGTTTAACGTTAGCGACGACAAATCAATTCTCTATAAACCAGGGACTGCTGAAGAATTAAAGAACAAGCAAATGGATTTTAATAATTTCATCTCAAAATATAATGATGAGAATGGACTTATGAAAGACGCAGCAGGATATCACAGAGCTATGTCAATAGCCATGAATCCTGAAAAGTTTGCAAAGTTCTTTTATGAGCAGGGTGTTGCTGCAACAGTAGATGATGTAGCAAGAAAATCTAAGAATATCAATATGGATGTTCGTAGAGCCCCGCAACTTAGCACGAAAAATAGTTTAAAAATAAAAGCTGTAGGAGATACTTCGAGTGGTAGAGGTCTCAAAATTAGAAGTATTAAAAAAGTTTAACAAATTAAAATTATAAAGTTATGGCAGTAAATATTAGCCCAGGCTTCGATTTACAACCTTCGGCTCAACAGGTTCCTGTTGAAACGAATTATATCAAAGATTTTGATTTCTTGAATCAGTATCTACCAGATACTTACGAGAAAGAATTTGAAAGATATGGTAATAGAAGCATTAGTTCATTCCTACGTATGGTAGGAGCAGAAATGCCTTCTAACTCTGACCTTATTAAATGGTCTGAGCAAGGAAGATTGCATATCAAATACAAAGCGTGTACTTCTGGAGCAGCAGCAGGTACAGACGCTGGAGCAGTTTGGACAATTCCAAATAACATTACTAACTTTAATCCTGCGTTAGCTAACCCTAACACAGCGAGAGATGCTAAGAATGTTATTAGAGTAGGTCAAACTGTAATGATTTCAGACAACACTCCAGGTTCTACGTTACAAAACAAAGCGATTGTAACAGCTGGACCAACTGACGCAAACCCTAACCAATTTACAGTAGCTTATTATGAAGCAGCTGGACAGGCTATGGCAGCGGGAGTAGCGTGTGATGTTTTCATTTATGGTTCTGAGTTCGCAAAAGGAACTGAAGGAATGTCTGGTTCATTAGAAGCAGATAGCTTCTTCTTTGACAACAAGCCAATTATCTTAAAAGATAAATACTCTGTATCAGGTTCTGATATGGCGCAGATTGGCTGGGTTGAAGTAAGTGGTGAAGACGGAGTAAGTGGATACTTATGGTATCTAAAGTCTGAGCACGATACAAGACTAAGATTTGAAGACTACATGGAAACAGCATTAGTTGAAGCAGTACCAGCAGAAGCAGGTTCTGGTGCTGGAGATGTCCTACAGGGATTAACTCCAGGTGGTGGTGGTTCAGTTGCTGGACTAAGTGGTTCTAAAGGTGTATTCTTTGAAGTAGGTGCAAGAGGTAATGTTTATGGTGGTGGTAACCCAACAACATTAGCAGACTTCGACAGCATTATTCAAAGATTAGACAAGCAAGGTGCAATCGAAGAAAACGTAATTTTCTTAAATAGAAACTTCTCGTTTGATATTGACGATATGTTATCCACACAAAACTCTTACGGAGGTGGTGGAACATCTTATGGTCTATTTGATAATGACGAAGAGATGGCACTAAATCTTGGTTTCTCTGGATTTAGAAGAGGTTATGACTTTTATAAGTCTGACTGGAAATACCTAAACGACCCAACAATGAGAGGTGGATTAGTAGCAGGTGGTATCAATGGACTATTAGTTCCAGCTGGTTCTACTTCAGTTTATGACCAAATACTTGGTAAAAACGCTAAGAGACCATTCTTACATGTAAGATATAGAGCTTCAGAAGCTGAAGACAGAAGATATAAAACTTGGATTACTGGTTCAGCTGGTGGTGCGAGAACATCTTCTTTAGATGCTATGGAAGTTAACTTCTTATCTGAAAGAGCAGTTTGTGTATTAGGTGCAAACAACTTCTTCTTATTCCAAAACTAATAAGAAGTAATTATTAATATTAGGGGAGGTATACTCCTCCCCTGATATTTTTTATTAATCAAATTAAATTTAAATAAAATGAAAAAAGTAAAAGATAAATATTCCGATAAAGCTTATAGATTACTCTTAAAGCAAATACCGCTAACTTATATGTTAGCTTCAAGACACACTAACAGGTCCCCTTTATTATGGTTTGATGAAGAAAAAGGAGTTAATAGGCCCCTTAGATATGCACGAAACCAGAAGTCTCCATTTGAAGATGAGCAAGATGGAAATGCAGTTTTAGAACCAGTAATGTTTGAGGATGGTATGTTGTCAGTTCCAAGAAGCAATCAATCACTTCAAAAGTTTTTATATTACCATCCATCAAATGGTAGAGTATTCGAAGAGATTAACAATGAAAAAGATGCGGCTGAACAATTAGCATTTGTTGAAATGGGATTGGAAGCACAGATACTTGCAAAAAATTTAAAAGGCGATGAGCTTATTACAGTTTGTAGAGTATTAATGGGAGCGGCAGCTGATAGGTTAACTACCTCTGAATTAAAAAGAGATATCCTGTTGTATGCAAAAGATTCACCACAAGATTTTATGGAAACTGTGAATGACCCTATGTTAAATTTATATAGTGAAACTGTACAGTTTTTTAATAATACGTGGTTAGTTTTAAGAAACAATGGTAAAGATGTATTCTTTAATCTTCCTAAAAACAAAAACAAATTATTATCAGTGCCGTTTGGTGAAGACCATTATTACATAGTGGCTTCTTTCTTCCAAGGTGATGACGGTATTGAAACTTACAAGTTGTTATCCAAAAAGCTAAAAAAAGATAAATAAGGTTTCGTATCTTTGTGGTATTGTTTAACCCTTAAATTTTTTAACTATGATGAAATATTTAAAAATCAGTTTAAGTGATGCTTCGCATTTAATTCCTATTCAAAGTGTATTAGGTGTTGAAGTTGGTGCCGATACAGAAGTAAAGATTCTTTACAATGTGAGAGGGCACGGTGCAACAGGTGCTTCTGAGGTGTTAGGTGTAAAAATTACTGCTACTACAGCAAGTGATGCAGCTAAAACTAAAGAGCAATTAAATAGTATCGTTGATGCTATGGAAGATGCACTATCTACTGCGTGGACAAAACCTATCTATGTACTTGAGCCTAAGTATGCTGTTACAGCTATTGCTCAAATAGAAGATGTGTGGGCTGCATAGTAATCACTAAACATTAGTTATGAAAGGGGCTTAAACATTTAGGCCTCTTTTTTTTTTGCTTATATTTGTAAAAAGATTTACGGATGATTAACTCAGTTAGAAATACAGTATTGGCTATTGCTAATAAAAATAATTACGGATACATATCTCCACAAGATTTTAATTTATACTGCTTACAGGCTCAAATGGATTTGTTTGAGGACTATTTCTATCAATATAATAATTGGATAAATAGAGAAAACGCAAGAACATCTGGAACAGGATATGCTGATATTATAAAAAACTTAGAAGAGGTAATAGATACTTTTTCAACTACAGCTTATTTAGCTCAACCAGCTGCTGACCTTAACAATCAATATAATTTACCTGCAGACTATTATTTAATAAATAAAATATTTTATTATCCAACATTAAGAGTTAGTGGCACGACAACTGCAGCAAATGTAAATCAGTTAATTGATGCAACTCAAACTTTTACAACTTCAGTATCAGTAGGAGATATAATAACTAATACCACGGATAATACTTCTGCATATATCACAGCTATTGTTAGTGATACAACCTTAACAATAAGTTCTGATATAATGGCAAACGCGGAAACATATAATATTTATGACCAGTACAATATTACAGAAGTCGAAAGAGTTAATCAAAATAAAATATTTTATTTAACAAGTTCTAATCTTACTTATCCTACATCGCAGTATCCTGCGTATGTTTTAGGAGGAGCAAGTTCAAATACAACACCTGGTGTTTTAGGAAACACTATAACTGTTTATCCCAATACAATTACACAAGGTGGTGCTATTCAAGCACAATACATTAGATATCCATTAGCTCCGAATTGGACCTTTTTAAATACATCTGGTCAAGACCCTATATTTAATCCAGCTGCTGCTGATTTTCAAAACTTTGAATTGCCAGCATCTGACGAACCAAATTTAGTTGCAAAAATTTGTCAATACATAGGTATAGAAATTAGAGAAGATTCGGTATACAAATTTGGGCAAACAGAAGAATTAACAGATACACAAGAAACAAGCTAAGATGACATATATAAATCAATATCAATATTACACAAACAATGGTAACGCTCCTGATGATGCTAATTGGGGGTCTTATCAATATGTGTCTTTACAAGACATAGTAAATAATTTTATGTTGATGTATCAAGGAAATCATGAATTAGTAAACAACATTAATAGGTTTCAAATATTATTTCATGCTAAGCGTGGTATTCAAGAGTTGAACTATGACGCCATGAAAGAAATAAAAATATTACAGTTAGATGTGGATAGCTCTTCCAGATTTATTTTACCATCTGACTATGTAAATTGGGTTAGAATATCTCAATTTAGAAATGGTGTGTTATATCCTATGAGCGAAAATATACAAACTAATTGGAGCTCTGCATATTTACAAGATAATAATAGTAGAATATTATTTGACCAAGATGGAAATGCTTTGAGCCCTCAAGATTCTGAAGTTGATTTAAGCAGGGGTAGAGTGGGGATATATTTAAACAGTAATAGCATGTTTCATAATTGTGAAGGAACTTGTGTTGATGGCTGTTGGTATTTTGATTACTCAGTTGGGGCACGATTTGGTTTAAACACGGAAACAGCAAATGTAAATCCTACATTTACTATTGATAAAAAAGCAGGAGTAATTAATTTTAGCTCATTAGGAGATACAGCTTCTGTGGTATTAGAGTATGTGTCAGACGGTATGGAAGGTGGAGATGATTCTAAAATTAGTGTAAACAAATTATTTGAAGAATATATATACGCATATATTAAATATTCCATTTTGAATAGTAGATTAGGAGTGCAAGAATATGTAGTAAGAAGAGCTCAAAAAGATAAGTCTTCTTTACTTCGTAATGCAAAAATAAGATTAAGTAATATACACCCTGGTCGACTCTTAATGAATTTAAGAGGTCAGGATAAATGGATAAAGTAGTATGCCAATAGTAACCACAAATTTTATTAAAGGACGTATGAATAAGTCTGTGGATGAAAGACTTCTTCCACCTGGCGAATATGTCGATGCCGTAAATGTAAGGTTGGGTTCTACTGAAACCACTGAGGTTGGAGCAGTAGAAAACAGTAGAGGTAATACAAGATTGACTACTTTATCGTTTCGTGGTGTAGAGTTATCCAGTAAGGCTACCTGTATCGGGGCATATCAAGACAGTGCTAACGAAACACTTTATTGGTTTGTTCATGACCCAGAGTATAACGATGGGGGAAAACTCAGAAAGCTTGATTTAATTTTGTCATATAATACAAATGCAAATACGCTTAGATATCACGTAATCACTTTTAACGTATTAAATTTTGACCCACAATTTTTAATGACTGCGGTGGAAAAAATTGAAGACCTACTTTTCTTTTCAGATAATTTAAATCCACCAAGAAAAATAAACATAACTCACAGTTATGATTTTCCTATCGGTAATGTAGACCAAATAGTAGATGAAGATATAAATGTGATAGTAAAACCACCTGGTTATGAGTTCGAACCAGGAGTAACTCCAACTGCTGACATACCTTTACCAGCTCCAACGTTTGTTGGTTTAAACTTGCCAGGTTCAGAAAACTATATAGAGGATAGATTTTTATCTTTTGCTTACAGATATAGATATGAAAACAACGAATATAGTGCTACATCATTATTTTCAAATCCTGCTTTTTCTACAAATGCTTTTAAATTTAGTGTGAAAAATTACAACAATGAAGGAATGACAAACAGGTTTAATGCTGTGGATATATCCTTTAGTACAGGGAGTGAAAGAGTTAAAGAGGTAGATTTATTGTTTAAAGATTCTGGCACGAATAATATATTTGTTATCGAAAGATTTAATAAGTTAGAACAAGGTTGGGCTGATAATTCAATACATACTTTTCAGTTTAACAATAGTAAAATATATTCAGTATTAGGTAGTGATGAGTTAGGAAGACTATACGATAACGTCCCGATAAAAGCAAGAGCTTTAACTATAATGGGCAATAGATTAATTTATGGCAACTACGTTGATGGTTTTAATATAACGAATGAAAACAACCAGCAAATAGCTATCAATTATAGTACAGAGCTGGTAACAAAAAATGTTGATTTTGAAGAGTTAGATACTGCAACTATAGCTAATGGAGATAATTATACTATTGACCCAAATCAAACAGTCGCGGCTTCTAATGCCGTTGCTCAAATAGATTTAACTCAAATAGCAACAAAATTAAAAAAGAATTCAGTTTTAAATATAAGTATATTATTAGAGCATTCTAATTTAAGCGGAACTACAGGAGAACAATGTTTTCAAGACAATATAAATTTTAGTCAAGGCGTAATTAATTTTGATGTAAGTATTACTCTACAGCAAGATTATGCAAACGTTTATGACTTTTCTCAAAGTGCTGATTTTAGAAACGGAATAGGAACACAGCTGGGTGTTAATTTTCAACCGATGGCCAACGCCAGTCAGGGAGGTTCTCTAACTGATAAGTTCAATAATGATTTAGCTATACCTTCTATTACTTGTACCTTTACAAAAGTAATTAGTGGAATAGATAGCTCCACTGACCAACAAGGGTTTAGAATTACAGCTACTCCTGGTAGTAATGTAATAGGTTTACAGACCATAGCAATGAAGTTCAATAGCGCAGCTGGCGCACCAAATCCAAATCCTACTGATTTGTATGAATATTTTAGAATCGTTTCTGCAGATGTAGCTTTTAGCTCAGCGTCATTTACAGGTTCATTACATAGCAATAGAGACTTTGCTACTGGTATTGTTTATTTGGATGAATATGGAAGAGCTTCGACAGTACTGACCTCAAACTTTAATACCATAAGTATACCTACAGCTAACAGTATAACTCTTAATAGCATAAAAGCGACTGTACAGAATTTTGCACCATCATGGGCGCAAAGGTATAAGTTTGTGGTGAAACCAAGTAAAGGAAATTATGAAACAATATTTTCTAATTTTTATTATACTGTGCAAACCTCACAAGTTACTTATTTTAAATTAGAAGGTGACAATCAAAACAAAGTTAAAACAGGAGATACGTTAATTGTAAAAACAGACGTAGGTGGACCTATAACAGAGGTTGTAAAAGCAAAAGTTCTAAATGTTGAAGCTCAAGCAAGAAACTTTTTAGATGATGACCAAGGATTGGGTGCTAATACTTTTCAATTACCTGGTTTGTATATGGAAATAAAACCTTCAGGCTTTAGTGTTAACATACCAGATGATGCAGTTATTGATGCTGGCGAAGAGAAAACAACAGGTACTGGTAATGATGGTACGTGTAAACATGGTATACGTTATCCTTTATTTACAACCGATAGTGGAGGTGTAACAGAAAATTATTCAATACCTGCTGGTTCAGCGATTGATATAAATATAAGGATTAATCGAAATGAAAGAGGGAGTAGATGTGAAGGATATGAATGGAAATGGAGGCAAACTTTATTTTCATCAGCTGATTATCCAGACTTTAGAAGATGGTGGATAGGAGACCAAGTCAATCCTGCTAACGCATCCCCTGGAGAAATACAATCCTCTGGGACTATAGATGTAGTAAATAAATCAGCAGTAGGTAGTTTTTCTGTTGGAGTTCCAGGTGTTACTTGTACAGATAACAGCGGTGCAAATATGAGTAATAACACTATATTTTTTCAATTTGTACAAGATGTTGTGGGAGACCCAGCATCAAAACTCGGTTTAGTTGTTAAAACTAAAAAGCAAGGATGTTCAGGCTTTCAACCTTTTTCCAGAAGAAGAAACGTTAATGTAAGATGTGAGATTGTTGTTACAAGAGCAAACTCAATGATAGTGTTTGAAACCGAACCAGTAGATTCAAGCCCAGATATATTCTTTGACGCTTCGGATTCATATCCTGTAATTAGAGACACGGTTACTGGTAACTTTTTACATCAAGCTCCTAACGGAGATGGAGACCAGAATCAAACAACATCACAGCCAGCAATAGTGACATTACCGTTTATAGATTGTTTTACTTTTGGTAATGGTGTAGAAAGTTTTAAAATAAAAGATGATTTAGCGGGAAGAGCTTTAGCTATGGGTCAAAGATTTTTATCTGTATCAGAACAAGATTTTAAGGAAGCTCATAGGTTTGCTGATTTAACATATAGTGGTGTCTTTAGTAGCAATGCGGGAGTTAACAATCTTAACGAATTTAATTTGGGATTGGCTAACTTTAAAGAATTAGAAACAAGCTTTGGTCCAATACAAAAATTATACGCCAGGGAGACAGATATACTTACACTACAAGAAGATAAAATAAGTTATGTCTTAGCTTCTAAAAATTTAATTAGTGATGCCACAGGAGGGGGAGCCATAGTTTCTTCGCCTACTATATTGGGTACACAGATTGCAAGAACAGAAGAATACGGTATAAGTTTCAATCCAGAGAGCTTTGCAGTTTATGGTGACAGTTATTATTTTACTGATGTAAAACGAGTTGCTGTAATTAGATTAGTAGGCAACAGCCAAAACGACCAATTAGAAGTAATCTCTGATAAAGGTATGCGTTCATGGTTTAGAGATAACTTTCAATTAGCCTTGGGAACACAAAAATTAGGAGGGTACGACCCTTACATGGATGAGTTTGTCCTGTCTACTAATGACAAGGAAGTTCCTGTACCAGTTGTTGTATACGAATGTAACTCTGAGTTTCAAGCTAATTCTGCTTCCGTAGAAACTTATACTATAGAATTTGGAACTATAATAGGAGCAATAGAAGTTGACTATACTGTAGTTGGTTCTGCTACTTTTGAAATAAATTGGAATAGTAATACTGTTACCTCTGGAGTTGAAACAGACACAAGTGGAACTATAACAATAAACAAAACCACTAACACACCTACCACAGCTATAGTTACTGTAACTCCAAGCGGTGGAAGTGCAAGCTGGACTGTACAGCCTAAATGTATTGACCCTATAAATATAACGGTATTTAAGTGTGTTATAAATTCTAATATAGATAGTGGTGATTTAATTCATGTAGAGTATGGTTGGTCTGATAGCCAAACTATTAGCCCCATAGATACTGACCAGGTTACTTTAGGTTCTAACCCACAGGTTTTCAGTTATTTCCAAAGTCAAACAGGTGTGCGTTCTGTAGGTGTTTATCCTTATGATGGAGCAAGTTTAAACATGAGGATAAATAAATTGGCTACTGATAATTATGATTTTAAATTTCCAAATGATAATTTTAAATTTTTATCAACCAACACTCTGTTTGCTAACACAGTTTCTGATGTTAGTACTTTATTAGGATTAGCTTCAACCATACCAAATAGTTTTGTTTCTAATCCTACTGGAACTAATATTAGAGAAGCTACTGTAACTCCTTCAACTAACCCTGCATTTACATTACCTACAAATCAACAGTACTTATATTTAATTTACGATTTTAGATTTACAGCAGCACAAAACTTATGTTATTCAGATACATCAGCTCAAGAGGCTTGCTGTGATTGTGTAATACCTTGTAACTCATTTCAATCAAGCACGGTACAGTTGTCATCACAAGTTGCTTGTAATCAACCATTGAGTCAGACTTTTTATTATGCAGGTACAGGAGGGTTAGCGTTGTATGATTTAGTATATAGTGACCCACAGTGTGCTGGTAATGCACCAGGGCAAGGTATAAATAATCTGCCAGCAGGTTATTATAAGATAACAGGAAATGAGTATATTAGAGTCAATAATTTAGGAATGGTAATAGAAAAAGCAAGTTGTTAATATGGCAGTAACGTATCAAGTATATTATTTTGATGGATTGAATTTTTCAAACGCAACAACTGTGTTTGATGACCAAGCATTAACAGTAGTCTCAGCCGATGGGTTCTATGCTCAAAACGGTATAGTAAGACAACAATTAAATGGTGTGTTATTAAACGCACAAGCCTGCACATCTTGCGGTGCCGATTGTGGTTCTGGTATTAGTGCAAGTTTTTCTGGTAATGGATATTTTAGTGCAGATATAAATGTTGCTAATAGCGTAGGGGCAGTTGTGATTTATTGTAAAATGAATAGCTCTGTGCCTGATGGTATACAAGCCACCTTTGACAATGTTGTATATAACAAATTAACTTGTGAAGATAATCATAATGGAGTTACATTAATAGATTGTAACAGAAACACAAATCTTGATTATGCGGGTGTGAATAATCAACCTGCTACTGGAACTAATTTTACAGTGGTTGGAAACGACTATGGTCCTGGTTTGTGCGGAACTTACAATAATTTAGATGAATATAATTTAGTTAACACATCTTATGTTGCAACTGGAGGAACCAGAAATGTAACGGTAGTTAACAATATGGTAGGATGTGCAACGGATACATCAACTCCAAGCTCTCCAGTATTTACACTTGTGGTACCAAAAACAAATATTAATTTAACAAGCGTTAACGTAGAAATATTTGCACCTATAACTGGTACGGTATTCGCCTGGGAAATATTATGTCCTACAGCTTTACCATCTTTTTTAGGTTCAAATTTGCAAGACACTAAAGATTGTATTTCACCTATAGAGGATTATTTCTTCGCAAGAAATGCAACTGGTAGTAGCCCACCATTTACAAAAGATACAAACACTACTCCTGATATAGGTAATTTTGTTTATAGTGATGACAGCGGTACAACACCTGTAAATAATACGTCTGCTTTAAGATACATAATAATTAATAATACTACTGCTCTTGGAATTAGAAACGGAGTTGTTGTAAGTTCAGAGCCATGTTCAAACACGGGTGGGTTCAAAGCATTTAATTCTTCTTCAAATGCAGGAGTAAGTACCATTTGTGATGGAGGAACACCACCTGTTACAAGTCAAACTTTTTATCATGATGGTTCAGGAATAGGTCCTGGCAACGTATATCCAGATAATGGCGATACTGTTTATGTTGACGCCGCAGGTAATACTGTTTTAAGTCCAGGAACATATTACTTGTACACATCAGGTGGAGTAAATAATTATATGACAATAGGTATTGGCGGGTCCGCAACAACAGTTACTTGTACGCCACCAACTCAAACATTCTTTATAAGCGCACTATCTGCTACTTGTAACAATTTCTGTACATCTAACTTCCAGATAGGCGTACCGAGAGGAACTACAAACAACGCATCATTTGCTGGTGTAAGTGTTGGAGATACAATAGCAGGTTCAACTTTAACTCCTGGTTGGTATGCTTATGCAGCGTCCGTTACAAATACACAAAGCGGTACGTTTAAACAGATGCAAATAGATGGTAATAATCAAATAACATCACTGGCTGAATGTGATGGACAACAATGTAATCCTTTATAGATATGAGTTTACAAAATTATACACTAACATATAAACCAGAAAACGATGGATGGCCTTCGTTCTATACATTCATGCCTGAATATATAATAGGAATGAATGCTTTTTTATATACATTTAATAGAGGTAATTTATTCAGACATAACACTAATAATCAACGTAACGAATATTATAATGTACCTGGTAGCCAAGCCCCTTCTACAATTACCAGTGTGTTTAATCCAGAGCCAACCCTTTCAATTAAGTTATTTAAAACTTTATCCTTTGAGAGCAATGCTGCTTGGGACTGTACTACATTGACTACTGATTTAAGTCAAGGAGATGTAGATGAGATACATTTCGAACAGAAAGAAGGAGAGTGGTATGCCTATGTAAGACATTTAGAAGGCGTAACTAATTTTAGTTTACGTTATGCAAATGGTTTGGGAGCTGTAAGTATTCCCCCTACTGGACCAAACACAGCAAGAGTTGTTACGTTAGGACAGCCTATTGGAAACATAGTTAGTATTGGTGCAGTTATATATACTTTAGTTGGCGGTAATGCTCCAGTAATAGCAGGAACAATAACAGGAATTAATAGAAATGATAATACCATTACAGTAAATGAAACTATACCAGCTGGACCTCCAGCTCCTGTTGGACCAGTGAATGGAGATTTTATTTTATTTACTAATAACACTGTTGCTGAGTCATACGGAATGAGAGGATATTATATGGAATTTACTTTATCTAATAATGATACTACGCCTGTAGAGCTGTTCTCGGTAGGTAGCAGTGTGATGAAAAGTTTTCCATAGAAATTTATTATCTTTGTCTGAAATAGTATACAACATGCAAGAATCTTTGGTAACTAAAGAGTATAAGCCAGAAGATATTTTAAATGCTGTTCACTATAACAAAGGTATTTTATGGGATAAGATATCTGCATTTCGTGAACAAATATCTGTTTTAGAAGGTGCAGCAACTCATGAGGTAGGAAAACCACAGGAAGAATTGATGCAGGAATATTATCCATTAAAGCATCACATGGAAGGTGGTTTATATACCAGAGAAATATTTATGCCGAAGGGACATCTGACTGTTTCGTTTATACATAAACAACAGCATCCGTCTTTTTTACTTCAGGGTAAAGTTTCTTTTTTGAATGATGAGGGTAAGGTTATTACTCTTGAAGCTCCACATACTGTGTTTACACAGGTTGGAACTCAAAGAATATTTTATATACATGAAGATACTATATGGGTGTGTGTTTACAAGACAGATGCAAAAACAGTAGAGGAAGCAGAAAAAGAAATATATGCAAGTCATTATAAACAATTACCAAAAAAAATAATTAATAAAGCTTTAAAATTATGTCAGGAGTAATAGCAGGTATAGGATTAGCACTATCAGCAGCAGGTTCAGGAGTAAGTTTCGCACAGGCAGCAAAAGCAAGACGTGAACAAAGAACAGCCATGAACCAACAGAAAAAACTAATGCAAAAAGCAAAAGAAAGAGCGGAGAAAAACTTTTATGAAACTCTTAACGTACCAATCGACGCATTTGAAAATCAGTACAAACAGAATCAACAAGTAGCTGCTCAAGCTTTAGCAGCATTACAACAAGGGGATGCAAGAAATTTAGCAGCAGGTGTAGGTGGATTACAGCAAGCGGCAGCTCAAGCTAACGAAACAGTTAGAACTGGTATGCAACAAGCACTTTATGATAACGCAGCTATGAAAGCCAAAGCTAAAGATGCAATGAATCAGCAGTTAATAGAGATGGAAGTTGGAGCTGCAGCTGACCAGGCGCAAATGGCAAGAGACTACAATCAACAATATGCCCAAGGTATTCAAGGGGGTATATCTGCAGCAAGTCAAGCTGTACAACAAGCTTCTTCATTAGTTCCATTGTTTGGAACATCAAAAGCTGATAGAGCTGGACAGAAATTGGAATCAGGTTTCGGTACAAGTGAAACTTTAGGTAAGACCATAGAAGAAGGAGGAACTGGTTTAACACAAAAACAAAGAGCTGATAGATTAAGAAAACTTGAATTAACTCCAAGGGAAGTAAGACAATTAAAAACTGGAGGTAATATTGATATAGAGAAGGCTAAAGAGTTGTTCACGGGCGATGACCCAAGATTCAAAAACTTACAAGACGGAATCGGAGATGTTACTGATTTAGTTTCATTACAAAAATTACTATACGGATATTAATAACATGGCTGAAGAAGTAATAAACAAAGGTAATACTCAAGAACCGAAGGCAGCAAATAAATATTCTCTTTACGCAGGTAGAGAGGAAACCGTTAATTGGGGTCAGGTTGCGGTGAATTTAACAAAGGGTTTAAACACCATCAAGCAACAGAGAGACGCTGCTAAACAAAAAATTATTGATGACACTTCTGCGGCAATGACGACGCTTAGTGAAATCGCTGATGTTCAGTCAGGTTCAATGAACACTCTACTTATAGATGGTTCAGACTTTTCTAAAAATACTTTACAAGCAAACATGGATTTAGTTAGACGTGGTCTGTTAGACCCGAAAGACTACATGTTAATTATGCAGCAGCAAAAAGATGGTTACAAATCTTTAAGTAACTATGCAAAAAATTATGATGCTAAATATCAAGAGGGAATGAAAAGAATACAAGACGGTTCTGCTTCAAACTTAGAAGAGTATTTTAGAGGCACAGGGTTTAGTTTTGGTAATGTAAAAAATAAAAAGCTTTGGACAGACCCTGCATCAGGTGAATTGTTTTTAGTTGAAATGCAGGAAGAGAATGGTAAATTTGTATTACCTGATAGAGCTAAAAATCCTGGTGCTTATCAATCACCATCATCTATGGTAAACATGATAGCGTTTCAAGAAGATTCAGCTAACTTGAGTGAAGATGTAAAAAATATGGTAACCGCTAATTTAGCAGAGGTCGTAACTTCTACTATGAGTTCATATACTGTTTTATCAGGAGGTAAAGATGTGAAGAGTATTGAAGATTTCAGACAGTTGTTCGATGATGTTGAGGGTGAAGGCTTTACTGATGCTAATGGGAATAAAATGTCTTTTGATGATTGGATGGCTCAACAAGCTAAAGGTGTAGTTGGTAACTCAAATAAGGCTGCTGAATATTTGATGAACTCTGGTATGGGGTATTTTTTTACTGATGATGAAAACGTAGCAAAAAATAATAATCTCGCCATTTTTACAAAAGTTGATGGTGGTCCGCCGCAAGTTACTATATCAGATGAACAGATGAAGCAAGCTGAAAGTTTAGCTAAGAACGCAATTAATTCTCAGTTAGACATGGTAGTTAAAAATAACGCTGGTCTTGGTGGTCAACAGAAACAACAAGATTCTTCAGCTACTATAAATAAAGATACTCTTGATAAGAATATAAACGGATACCTAAATGATTTAAATCGTGTATTAACAGACACAGATTTAGGGTCTGCTGAATCACAATTAAACAAACTTATACAAGCAAGAAACGAACAAAACATTGATAATGGTAATCCTGTTATAACTAATGTAGATATTACAGATGATATTATATTAGTAGAGTTTGATGGTAGAGAGCCTATACAAATACAGAGAAGAAGATATAATGATGATAATTCGTTAGCTGGAGAAACTACCTTACAAGAAGACATAGCTTCTCTTTATGATGTGTTAAGTCCATTTGGAGACCAAGAAGGATATGACCTTTCAACTACTGAGGTTACACAAAGAATAAAAGATAACGTAACGTTAGGTGATAGAGGTGAGAATAGAAATGTAGGATTTGAAGAAGCTCAAGAAGATGCTGTTACAGGAACTACCTCAGCAACTGTGTTTGATATAAACGGAGAGGATAAAACTCTTGCAGATTATTTTAAAAATGACGCTAATTTAGGAGACATCGTAGACGTAACAAACTTAGATAGCACCGTTCAAGATAAATTGAATACAGCCCTTAATGATTTCCTAAGTGAAAATGATAAAAAAGTTTTTGCAGATGCGGGATTAACTAATTTACAAATTGAAGTTTACGGTACTCCAGCTAAAGCCAGAGTATCATATCAATATAAACCTACAAGAGAGGAGGCTATTGCGCTGATTAAAGCAAGAGGTATTGAAAAACCTGAAGAAGCAAGTATTGAAAAAGTTATGAATACACTTCAGACAAAAAATGAATATCTTGGTTCAACTAAAGGCGGAACTTCAATGGCTCAATTAGCTAATCATGTTGCGGAAGCTATGAACTGGGTTAATAAATCTGCTAATAAAAGAAGAGGTAAGAAATCAGGACAAACATTTAGACCTACTTTAATGGTCTGGTTGAAAGATAACCCTGGAAAGACTGCGGCGGATTATAAAAAAGAATACAACTTGAAATAAGTTATGAATGAGATTCAATTAAAAATATTAAACGATTTATTTACATTGGTTCCCGAGGGAACCTTTAGTGATATAGAGGAGTTGCAAGAATTTATTGAAGACAAAGGTGTAGAGGATATTTTTACATTAATGCCTGAAGGTGTCTTTGAAGATGAAGAAGAGTTTGGGGAGTTTATAACACCCTTAAAAAAAAAAGATTTTTCTGGAGATGGACCTCAGCAGCCCGTGGATTCGGGTACGCCAACACCTGCAGAAGAGACTCCTTCGCCTCAAGGTCCTGGTTCTTCGGCTATACCAGATAGAAGTGTAAATAGAATTGACCCTCGTTTAAACGACCTCATAAATCCCGATACCGCTCTTCCCGATAAACCAGTGGGTACTAAGTTTGGTGCTAACGTAGATGTTGGTGAGAAGAATACTTGGCTTGAAGAAATGCTGGGTAAAAATACAGTTACAGATTTTTTTGGTGATATGTACAGAGCAGGAGCTCAAGGTCTTGGTCAAGGTGCTACGATTGATGATGCTCGAAGATTATTTATATCAGGTAGTGAAACTTCTTCGGAAGATGTAGAAAAATATATTGCTGCAGTTAAGAACATGGACAACTATGGTATGTCTGATGAAATGAAATCTTTCAATAGAATCTATGAAAATAATGGAGGAGGAGTAATGGGATTTATTTTAGGTGTGGGTGCAAATCCGTCAGTCATTGGTCAGTTGTTTGTGTCATCAGTTGCATCAATGGTAAACCCAGATGTTCTTGCAGGTGTTGGAGCAGGTGCAGCTATAGGTGCTGGTGTTGGAGCTGGAACAGGTGCAGTAGCTGGAGCCATAGGTGGACCAGTAGGTAGTGGTATAGCAGGTTTAGTAGGTGGAGTAAGTGGTGGTATAAACGGTGCCATTTTAGGAGCAAGTGCCACACTTGAAACTGGTTTAGCCTTCACAGAATTTATGAAAGAAGAAATAGACCGAGCTGGATTAAAATTTGATAAAGAAAGTGTAAGAAAAATATTAGAAAACCCTACTGCTATGCAATCCATAAGAAACAAAGCTATGGCAAGAGGTCTTGTTATAGGTACTATAGATGCGTTTACACGAGGTTTTGCCAGTAAGGTAGGGGGTAGTAGTATCAAGGCTGCAAAAGCCGCAGATAGAGTTATTACAAAAGGAATGAAGGCGCGAGCTGGTTTGAAAGCAGCTGGTATCGAAGCTATTGGGGGTTCAACTGGTGAAGCTGCTGCAAGAGTAGTTACGGGACAAGACATGGATGTAGCTGAGATTGGATTTGAAGGTATAACAGGACAAGCTTCTTCTGTTTTATCAGTTCCCGCTGCTGTTAGTGGAAACAGCTTAACAGATATAGGTAGGAACATGGTAGGTAAAGGTAAAAACTTTTTTAAACCGCCAAGCTATGGTTACTTAACAAAGAAAGGTACTAAGATGTTAATGAGCAAGGAAGAAGTAGAAGCTGCTATTGACTCCATGACTGACCAAGAGATAATCGACTCACAGTTTGTTATTGAAAATGATACGGCTCTGGAACAGAAGTATGAGAACAGAAGACAAGAAGCTAATTTAAATCAACAGACACCAGATAATTTAAAAGGTGAAAGAAGAAAAAAATATATTGAGCTGCTACAGGAAAAAAACAATATGGAAAATCCTGATAGTCCAGAAAATAAAGAACGAATAAAAGCTATTGATGAAGAGCTTCAAACTATTGTAGACGAAGCAGAAACAGACCTAAGTGAAGAGGTTCAAATATCGGAGGACGTAAAAAAATTAGTATCAATATCACGAAATGAAGCAATACAAGCTTTACTTGCAGAGGGTATTGAAAATCCTACTGATGAACAGGTTAATAATAAACAAAAAGAAATGCTTAAATTAGCAGTAGCAGCTGCTAAAAAAGCTGGTAAAGAAGTAAGTAGGTTTAAGAACGTAAAAGATTTAGATGATGATGAAGCTAAAGAACAAGCTAAAGACGAACTTATATCTGAAGGTATACTTGAACCAACAGACCAACAAATAAACGAAAGAGCCAATGCCATTCAGGAGTCAAGCGCAACGCAGGTGGATGTACAAGAATCTACCACAGATAGCCCAGAAGTGGGAGAAGGAGACGCCCCAGGGGTCGTTACCCCAGAGAGTCAGACCCAAGAGCAGGTTGCTGACCAGCCTATTGAGACGCAAACGCAAGAGGAAATAAAAGTAAATGTTGCTCCTTTCTTTGAGACATCCATAGAATCTACAACAGAAGCAGGTGGTTTAAGAAAGTCACCAGAATACCAACAATACAAACAAAGCCTAACTGACATAGCAAATGATTTAGGAGTTGAGGTTGAAGTTGATGAAGCTGTAGGCGGCTATGTAAATGAAGCAGGAACAAAGATTAGAGAGATAAGTAACGTAGTAAGATTAAAAAACGCAACATTAGACCAAGCTTCTCAGTACGCAGCTATTACAGCAGCGTTAGCACCCGAAGTACAAGAGTCTTCCATCGCAGCAGAATATACTGTTGATGGTGCAGAAAACCATAACGGAAACGAATTAACCATTAAAGTTTCTGATAGTGAAGGCACTTTTCAAGCATTAAAAGAAGTAGGTATTGATGAGTACACTTTGGATACGTCAAATAATTTACTATCTTTGCTGGACATATTTGATTTTAGTGACCCACAAGCGGACGCAAAATTAGATGCGTTAATAGATTTATTAGATAATAAAAATATAACTTATGAAATCACAGACAAAAAAGCAATCAACTCAAGATTTATTGGCAAGGAGAGCAGGCAGCAGATTCTTTCAGATGGTAGACAAAGTGCCATTCAACAACAGCAAGAAGGGACAAGTCTTTATAAGAAAATCCTCTCAGCGATAAATCGTGACGCTCAGAAGCAAGGCATATCTCCCAACGAATATATAGGTGCACAAGAAGCACCGCAAGTCACGGCAGACCAAAGTCGTGTAGAAAAAATAGCACAAGACATAAAGAAAAAAATACTTAGTCGTAGACCAAAGTCTATGAATCCTGCTTACATTGTAAAGCAAGTAACTGAATATTTAACACAAACCAAACTACGTTCTCAACTTAATGACGTTCAGTTTGATGCGTTAGTTAGAAAGGTTACGGAAGATTTAGGAGTCAAAGTTAAGAAAGGACCAAGTGTTAAAAAAGTAATAGGTGATAGTCAAGGTGGACCAAAGGTTGCAGATAAAAAAGTTGTAGTAAATGAAAGAGTAGCACTTAAAGACCAGATAAGAAAAGAAGCTAAAGCTGCAAGAGAATCAGCAGCTGCTTATAAAAAGTCTATGAAAAACATAGCTGGTTTAATAAGTAGCTTTGGAAGAAACCTTGGTAAGATTTCACAGTCTAAAGTCAAAGCAATTACAAAAAGATTTGCAAATGTAAATCTTAATAATAAAAAATCCGTAGATAGCTTCCTTACATTTGTTGATAATGTATTTACTAAACAAGATTATGTTCAGCGTTTAAACACTGCCAGGAAACAATCAAGAAAAGCTAAGAAACAGGTTGGTGGAGCAAAGACTGGTGTATTACCAGCTGATTTAAAAGCCGCGTTGAAGACAGTGTTCAGTATAAATCCTGCACTAATACCAGAACCTTTATTAGATTCTTTTATAGAACTTTCCGCTGAGTATGGTTCAGGTAAAAAAGTTCCTGCGTTTAAAAAAGCTCAAGAAACTTTACCAAAAGCTTTAGAGATAATTAATGGTGTCCAGGAAAATATAAACCAAGATATTGATTCTATAAAAGCTGAGCCTACACCTGATGATTTTGATGCAGATGCAACTATTAAAAACATAAGTGAAAAACAAAAGACAGTTACTCAAGCTGACTTAAATAATATACCAGATAAAAGAGCTAAAGAAGATGCACGTCAAATATTAAACATGACTCCAGAACAAATGAAACAACTGGATGATTCTGATTTAAAAGTACTGGAGCAGATAATAGAAAATATTAAGAATGGTTTTGCTGGTAAACCAGTAACTGATATTGCAACTAAACTAAATGCTATAAAAAGTTTTGAGCAAGTCAACCCTATTATAAAAGCGTTTACACAAAACAAATATGTAGATGCTATAACTAATCTATATAGTAAAATTAAAGCTTCAAGAACAGGTAGAGGATTTTTAACAGAAAGAATACGTAGTCTTTCAACTTTCTTTATTGATGATGTGTTTGGAAATAGAAATAGTAAAACGCTTTATAACAATACGTTTGGAAAGATAGCCAGGTCTTTGGAAACAGTTAAGTCTAAAATAAAAAGATTAGAAGTAAAAGTAAATGCGGCTGAGAAATTATTAAACACTGATGGTAATAGATTAGGTATAACAAGAAATGCTTTAGTCAAAAAGAAATACAAACTTAGAATGTTACAATTACAAAGAGAACATGAATCTAATTTTGTTGACGGTAAACCTAACGCAAAGACTCCTCCTGCTATAGACTTTATAAATAAAACATTAGAAGCTATAGAGAATGATGGTATTTTAAATGAACAAGATGCAACAATACTTAACGAATTAAAAACAGAGTTTGAAGTAGATGGACAAATAAGTTTAGAGAAGATTGAAAACTCTTTAACTGCTAAAGAAAAGAAAGCCCTGGCGTTATATGATGACGTTAATAATTCATTGGCGTCTGAAGCTGAATATAACGCAGCTAATTTACATGGTCAACCAGTTGAGTTGTACAATAATTATAGTCACCGTTATGTTATAGATGCCAAGACTAAGAACGAACAGACTGTTCAAAAATTAGTTGATAAAGTAAATAACAATATAACAAGCACTAAATCAAATACAATAGTTACCCGAACAAATGGAGCTAAACCTATTAGTTTTGACCCAAGTTTCTCAGCAATGCGTGGAGCTCAAGAAACTATTATGGATTATGAGATGACGCAGACATTAAGAGAAGTAGAACAAACTCTTAACAAAGTTAAAGAAGATGCAAAAAGTGGAAGTAAAGACGCAAAGAAGGCTATTAATGCTATTATAAAAGCAAAGACCGAGATAGTAGACATCATATTAAAAGGAACTTACACCGATACGCCAAGTGGGAACTTGAGTGCAATGAACTTGATGCGTCTTGGTTATCAAGCTACCCTTGGTTCGATATACAGAATGGGAGCTGAAATTGTAGCTAACTTTGGTATCATGTTAAAGAATCCTGCCATGGCAGCACGAGCTTACAAAAACTTTGCCACGTGGGTTGCTAATCCAAAAAATGTTACAGCAGGTTTTGATGCCATGACAAATCTTAGGTCATCACAAACAAGTAAATTGTATAATGCTGACGTAATGGAATCAAAGCACACACAAATGTCAGACTACGGTGGGTTAGATGCTAAAGCTGGCTCAGCTACAAATCGTGTAAACAATGTCTTTGGTGAGATTTTAAAATATACAGGATTAAAAATGACAGGTAGAATAGTAAATCAAATAGCATCAAACATAATAACTTTTCCTGATAAAGCTATGTCTCGTCCTTTATGGTTTGGTAAATGGGCAGATTCTTTTGAAGCCCAGGTAAAAGAAATGACAGGAGAGGATGTTAAAATTACTAAAAAAGATTTTCAAGAAATAGCAGATGGAACATCAAGGTATTTATCTCCTGAGTTTAAAGAAGCTCGAGATAATGCTACAGCTATGGCAGATGGTGAAGTAGTTACTATGGCTACCTCTAACAATGCAGCTGATGCTATTATTAAAAACATGAGGAGACCAGGAGAAAAATCAGGTATGGCAATTTACCGAATGGCTAATTCATTTATGGCAAGATTTAGTTTGTTTGAGTTTGCAACAGCTCGTAACGCAATCTTTGCTTTATTTAATAAAGGTGACTTGTCAAAAGCTGAAGCAGCTGGCCTACTTGCTGGTATAACGTTTAGAATGTCTGCTTATATGACAACGTATGGTATGTTAACAAGTATGTTAGATGAAGAGTTGTTTGATGCGGAAGATGATAAGGAAGAAAACATAGAAGATGTAATGGCAAGACAAATAGTGGGAGCAATGATATCGCTTCTTGCAAGACAGTCATTAGGTAACATTCCTATGTTGCCAATTAACTTCTACTTAGAAGAGTCTGTGAACAGAAATCTATTGGAAGATTTAAGAGATGGTGAAGAGTATGATAAATATAAACACTCTATTGTATTTAGTCAGATAGGTGTTGAAGATTTAAAAAAGAAAAGCTTAGAGGAAATATTCCTTGACTCTTTTGCTGGACCTTATGGACCAATGATAAATACTTTGTCACGTTTGCTGAAGGTAGGTGTCACATCTCAGACAGCAGTAAAACCTGAGACAAGACAGAAAGCAATGGACGAAATAGAAAATAGATTAATAATTGAAGTGTTAGGTAATTTAGGATTGGTTCCGTTTTATAAAGATGTTAGAAGAGTTGTAATTAAAGATATGTTTCCTCCTGAAACTGAACTTACACCAGAACAAAAGAAACGTTTGAAAAAAATAAAAGAACAAGAGGAAAAAAGACGACCACAAAGAGAAAGAAGTGGTGACAGAAGAAAGACAAAAAACAGAAGGCCTAAAAGAGTAAGAGTAAACAGACGATGAAATACTTTGATGAACATAAATGTATGATGGACAGTTATAAATTATTAACTGGTAAGGCTTCTTATGAGGAGTTGTTAGATGATGAAAACAATCCACCCGCATTTATATTTAATCCAACAAAGCCTGTGGTTACAATGGAAGATGATGTGTTTGATGTCCTAATGGAATACTTTATAGAGGTAGAAGACTATGAAAAGTGTGCTGAATTAAAAGAACACAAGCTTCTTAATTCTTACTATAGTTTGTCCTCTCCGCTTGTAGCTTATAAAAATGGAATGCCTGCATTCCGCTCACGTGGGAATCAGTTGGGAAAAAATACTTCCAACCTTTAGACCTTCCTCTATTTATATAATAACAAAACGCAACTGCAAGCTTACCGCTTGTTTTCAAGTTAGATGTTTTTTTAAAATTAATTACCGCTGAATCATCCGATAAAGGAATTATATCCTCGACAGTAAAAGTTTCTTTGTTTTGATTTCCGTCTCTGTTGAAATTTGAAAACCTATCAGCAATGGTTTGTGCAAATTTCTTGAGCTCAAGGGCCCTATCTCTATTCATATTTCATCTGTTAGTGATTGAATTAATTCAGCCATGACTTTGCAAATCTGTTGTGCAGTTTGTTTTGCTTTCTCATTGTCACGGTCCATTAAGTCTTCGTATAGTTTGTTAATAAGGTCATGACTATCGTTAGTCACATGATTAATGTGAGAAATAGATGAATGGTCATTCTTAGAAACAGGTGTCATTTATTGTACAGTTGCTTCCCTATTGCACTGTGTGTTTCTGAAGAGTGTCTAATTGATTTTGTAATAGTCTCGACTCCAAATTAAGTAAAAAAATTCGTTCCTGCAAATCTTTTATCTGTTCAGAATGCTTTGTATACCTCTTTACATGGTAGTTTTCACCCCAGGTTTTTAACAATTCTACTTTTTTTTCAGCTAAAGATTTATTGTATTTAATCATGTAAGGCAGCTCGTTATAAGCGTGCATAATTGTAGCATGATTTTTGTTAAAAACTTTTCCTATCTGTTGATAGGTCATGTTTAAACAGTCTCTCATAATACTATAAACAACTGCCCTTGCCAGGATATATTGTTCTTGTCTACAATTAGAATAGATATCTACTTTAAAAATTTTACTTGCCTCGACGAGGAGGTTTTGGATAACTGAATCTTTCATCAACAACTAAATTTAATTTAAGATTTATAAAATCTAAATACTCGTCCATGTCTATAAATTGTAAGTCACTAAGAACCATTAACTCTTCATCTGGTTTTGTAACTTCTATTAAAAATGGTATTGGTTTACCATAATGATAAACTAAACCTGCTCTTACGTGAGAACACAATTCATTTACAGGTAGCTCAGGTAAATACTCTTCTATGTAAAGAGCTATAGTTAAAGATAATGTTTGAGGAACATCTTGTAATGCTGAAATAAAATCATCATCAATCTCAAAGTCCTTTACGTACTGAAACTTTACATCCATGTTTTTCAAGTTCTTCAATTCTATATTCTTGTAGTTTAGAAACTTTCCCATTTGTTTTTTTTACTTCAATGAATTCAACGTCAGAATTAGGAGGTATAGCTATCAAGTCAGGGATTCCGTTTTTATTTGTCATCTTTAACTTGATAACATAATATCCCTTAGCCTCCATTTCTTTAATTACCTTCGCCTGTATCTTCTGCTCTGTCATCTTCTAAAGTTACTAAATCTTTCTTGAAATGACTGAGAGTATAATCTTTCTTCTTAACAACAGCTTTGTATATTTGTTTTTCAATACCCGTTTTAGAAAAGACCCAATAGATTTTATTATATAACCTATCTTTAGTTGTCATTCTATCTCTTGACTGCCAATAACTTGTGGCACTGAAATCAATATTATAATATACCAAAGCTTCTGCTTTACGCAAACTAATTCCCTCGCGACCACTGACTATTTGTAATGCAATGGAGCGTGGTGTTGTGTTAAACACATCAAGCGTGGTGCAAAGTAAATCGCCATATTCTTCTTTCAATGCACTAAGCTCTGCTTTAAATTTATAAAATATAGCAATCTTTTTACCTTCAAATTTTTTACGTATGTACCTGGCTTTCTGATGACAAAGAACCATACTTTCACCGCTCTCAAATTTAATAGTTCCTGAACTCATTTGATGTGTTTTAATCATTAGCTTTACTGGAGTGTCAGCAAGTATAACTTCCTGTTCACCCTGCAATACTTTATCCTTTGATAATTTTTTCATCATGTCTGTTACGTCAGGACAAATATCCACGTACAAAATTTCTTCATCTGTTTGAACTTTAAAACCAGCTTCTTTCTGAGAATAAGATATCATATACTTATTCATAACCTTTAGTATATCTTTATTACCGTTTGAGTAATCGTTGATAGGAAACCCATTAATAATTTTTTTCCTAACAGTTACATAGTTGTTTGCAAACTGATAAAAGTTTTTACAATATGCAAAAGGATTTGATGGAATACCAGATACTTGATGATACATTTGACTGTATGATTCAGGTGTTGGTGTGCCTGATAAAAGAATTACACGAGGGTGATGTATATCAATAAGTCTTTTTATTTGACCACTTCTTTTGTTTTGTTTTGGATAAGCTCCTATGGTATGAGCTTCATCAATTATGAGACAGTCATATATTGTCTCATGAGACACTTTATGTAAAGATTCATAGTTAATTACATGTAGTTTAAACGGTGCTTGTAACAAACTCATGTCGTGTTCAATACTTGATATTGCTTTTTTCTTTGTAACAAACAAGACATTGGTTGCGTTTAAACGCTGGCATATACTTAAGCTTGTCAATGTCTTACCTGTTCTAACTTCCATTGCCAGATAGACAAACCCGTAGCGTGTTACAATTTCTGCACCCTGTGTTACAATCTGTTTTTGGTATGGTCTAAGTTTTATCATCAGAAAGGAAAATCTTGTTGTTCATCGAGCTCATGTTTGTGTCTAAATCTAATCCACCTGGCGTGCATATCTCTTCCTTCTTCAGGAGCACAACCATAATGGTATAATGAAAATGCTACCAGCCATTTAGAAAATCTAACTCTTGATACACTAAGTCTTGATTTAGGTGCAAAGTCTGGATTGTCCTCAACAAAGTCAGTATACAAATCATTCTTAGGAACCTTTCCACCAACCTTTAGTTTATCGTGTATAGGATTATCACCTATAACTCCACACCATTCAATAAATTCATGGCATGTTTCAGCTGAGAGCTTTCTAATTTTTAAATTTACAAACTCACTTTTCATTAATCCTTTCTCTAAGTATAACTGTAAACATTGAATCATATAGTTATCAAACTGACACCACTCCTCATCATTCCAATCACCAAACATAAGTTTACCAAACTCTTCCAGGGGAGTGTAATCTTTATTATAATGGTGAGCTAACTCCAGCTCCCACTTACGCCTTTCGAATGATGTGCCTTTACCTTTGATAGCATAGTTAGTTGTGATAGTTATCTTTGGTGACTTAGCAAAAGGTATTTTGATTGCGTCCTTATTTTTCTTTTCTAATGTTAAACCTTCGGTTACTACTGAAAACAATCTTTCAAAATCAAAATGTTTTTTAACATCATCAAAGCAAAGCACTTGAGTATCAGCACTTACCAGCTGATATGCAAATGAACGCTCAAAGTTAAATGACTTACCGTCAATGACTACAACTTTTTTCATGTGACTAAGTCCGTTGACCCATAAACCTTTACCGCTACCACCTTCAGGATTATCTGAAATCATTTCATCATTTAATATAACAGCAGGACAATATGCCAGGTTCTTCCAACCATGAAGCATGTAGCCAATCGTTGAGCGCATACTGTTGACACGCTGTGCGTTATTACCACAAATGTTTTGGATAAACTTTTGATAATCACAATCAATGCTTTCACATAAAGCAAAGTCTCTATCAATGACGTGGTCTTTCCAAACATAACCACCAAGGTCTAAGTAATCAATTTGTTTGATGTTGTTGTATGTAATCTCAACAGCTCCGTTTCTGTAATATAAGTAAGACGTTTCTTTTTTATCTTCAATAAAGTATACATCAATAGATGAAAGCAATGTCAAGAACTCTTCACGAAAGTATCTTGTATGTTCAGCAAAGTAATTGTAAACTGATATATCATCTATCTCTAAAAGATAATTTAGTATATAATCTTTAATTTCTTTTTCAGATGTATGGTCAATCAAATTGTTTGTTACCTTAACAAACACATAATTCTTAGAACCTTCAGGACAAAACTTATAAAAACCATTCTCTTCTAAAAAGTTTTTAAAAGATATGTGTACAATTTTGATTACACCTTTTTCATTCTTTGTCCAGAACTGATGATTACTTTGTTCTTCTTCTAATCTATTGATAACATTCTCAACCAAGTTAGGGTCGAGCTCTGTTAACTGCGTTCTTAATTCTTTCTTTGAAACACCTCGTTTAAGCTTATGCTTAATCATGTTTACCTTCTCATCATCTTCATAATATTTCGTACCAAAGTTTTGTATCTGTGCGTATGCAGAGTCAACAGTTCTTTTAATTTCAGAACGTTTAAACGATGTGGTTTCAAAACCTCCAAGCACATACTCTGCTAAAGTTTTGGTGACACCATAATCGTTGAAGGCCGCGGCCAAAACATAAGCGTTATTATTTCTTTGTCCCTCACTCATTGGAAATTTCTTTTGCCACCACTTAACAAGTATTTCTACTATTTTATTTTCGTCAGTGATTGGTATAGTTTGTAGGTCAACGTTCTTTATAACCTCAGTGTATTCTTTTTCCTCTTGCTTATCCCAAACACTGGCGTTCTCATTGATATGTATGAGTGGGTCGTAGCTTTCATAACAAACACGAGATACATTCTTACAAGTCTTGTCAAACTGAGGAGAGTTAAAATGTTTTTCTAAACTATTGAAATAGCTTACATGATTGTCTGGTAGTGGAGGTATCTTAATAATCGCTTTCAATCCTTTACCAGAAGGTGATATAAATACCGAGTAAACATAATTGTTTTTGGAGAGTCTTTCTTTTTCCTGTAATAAATCTCTTTGTGATTCGTAACCGTCAAAGTCTAAACAAATTAAACCACTGTGTTGGCTTAGTGACTTATCATTACGCTTTGTAAACTTGCCACTAAAACAAATAGCTGGAAGCTTTTGTTTCAATGCGTTTACTTTTTCTTTATCTTTTTCTTCTCTGATTCTCTTTACTAAATCTTTTGAAGCTCCTTCTTTTATTCTATTTAAAATAACTAAAGCACCCCTATAAAAAGGTTGAGACGTAACTTTTATGTCTTTAAATATTGTTATTTCCATTCTATTATATTCTATTTTTTATGACGAGAATGACAAAGTAAACTAATAATATAGATATAGATAAATATAAAATCAAAATTATTTTGTCAATCGTTTTGTTTAATTTGAGTTTGTCATAATCAACATAAAGAAGGGGGGATAAACCAAACTCACAAAAGCCCCCCTAAATTATGCTGTGCCTTACGGCTTCCAAAATTTTTAGAATCCCAAGTCGTCCTTATCGTTTTGAGGCTCAGGCTTCCAAGTGTTTACTTCAACAGAGTGAGTCTTACCATATTCGTCAGTCTCTTTTTTCTTGTTGACTTTGAGTTTTGTATACCACTTACCTTCGTACTCGAACCTATGTTCTTGTGGAATCTTTGATAAGCAAACAGTAATCTCAACAAGATTGCCGTCAAACTTTTCAACACCGCTTCCACAATATAACTTTTCGTTCTTAACTTCTGTACTCATATTATTTAATTTTAATATTACGCTCCAAAATATTCACAGCATTTAGAATGGTTGTATCCCTTTCCTCTTTGCTCATGTAGATAGTTGGAACTTCTATCCACAATTTTTTATCATCAGTTTTATAACGACGTTTAAACGAGTTATAGAACTTCCGTATATATGTAATCATCGATGTCGCAAGGCGCATCATTACTAAAAAACTTTTCATATACTTTAATTGCTTTTTTAACATTGTCTTCACCCTTGTCAATAAACTCTTGACTTGTAGGAAAAACTTTTAATAATCCGTCATTCTTACCTATAGCCACAAACACAAACGGTTTACCAAACAACTCTTGGTATATGTAGGCTTGTGAGTTATAGCAATAAGCAGAACAAGAATGTCTAAACTTAAATATGTCAGAGCTGGTTTTTAAATCTACGACAGCTCCGTCTGGATAATCCATTATAAAAGTACCACCGTCATGTTCTATTTCCAATTCAAAAGGTTCGTTAACCAATACATCACACTTACCTTTGAACATGTGTCCGTGTATTTCTTTTATGTTAGGTACTTCATACTCAGTCTTATCACCGTAAATCAAATCAAACACCGTCCAGTTACTCAACATCTTATCAACCAGGTTATCTAATGCGTCTTTTTCTTTTGTCAAAAGAACATCGTACTGGTCAAGCTGTTGCTCAATCTTATACTGTTTAAACGCATTGGTTGTTCTTGATGAGGCATTGAATACTGGTATCGTGTCTATCTTTTCTGGTTCCAGAATCTTTGTGTGAAAGTATCTACCTTGTAGTAATGGCAAAGTCTTATCTGATTTATTAAAGTCAGTAGGCTTGTAAAGTAGTTGCCTTATATTAGAAGCAGATAAAAACTGCTTACCAAACTTCCCATAATATTCTGAATCCTTTTGAAGCTTTTTGAGTATCTTACTTCTGTCCATTAATAGCTTTCTTGAGTTTAGTTTTGATAGCTGGAGTTACCTTATACTTTGTTGACAACTGTGCCACAATATAATCCAAACCTTTTTCTTTATTCTTAGCTACATACATCAAGACCTTAGCCCATTTGTCTGTAGTTAATTCAAAGGTTTGCTCTTTCTTTTGAACAGGTTTATCTTTCGACTCGTTTAAACGACCCGTGTCTTCCCCTATCCACAACGATAAACCAAGTCCGTGCATTGCTATAGCTTTTGCTGTAGCTCTTTGTATTGCATTGTTGACGTCGAACGACGTCATCTTTGTTAGAGCAATAGAACGGTTAGCGTTATCTAATACTGGAAGATAATCAATATGTTCAATACCATCAATTACTATCCCAACTTTTACATTAGCAAACTTGCCGTCAGTAAAGTACGGCATACCTGATTCATTTTCATAAACAATTCTGTTTGCTGTTGGGTACTCTTGTTTGACGTAGTGCCAAGCCCACGCCCAAGACAGGTAATCATACCTACCTTTTTTTTCTACCTTATCGGCAACTGAGATTGAGCTCAGATTTTTATATACATTTTCCATATTATAAATTATTAAGTTCTGTTTTTAAATTTGTATACTTATTAAGTAAAGTTTCCCTGCGGTTTTTTAAGTTCTGAATATGCTTATCGTTCTTACGAGTATTCAATTCAGTCTTAATTCTTGATTCGATTATTGACAGCTTATGCAAGCAGTTACTCATGCTAACTTGCGTGCAACCCTTACGCCAGCCGTCTTTATAAAAGAAATCATACTCTTCATCGGAACACTCTTTAAAATAGTCACCGCCTTTTCCCATGTTGAGTATTTGTATACCGTCATCAAACTGTTGTATCTTAACACCCCTACCAATAACGCTTACACCTTTCGGTAAAACATTCTTAATACTTTTAGGGTCTCCCAAAGCTTGATTCATGATATCCTTGCGTTTAAACATGCTATACTTTTAAATTCTGTAGTTCTATTAATTCTACGATAGCCTTGTAGTCTTCATCTTCAGCTACCATTTTTTTAGCTTTCTTATAGCCATGAATAATAGTGGAGTGAAAAACATCACAGCCATGCTCTGCCATGTACCTTTGTATATAAGAAACTCTAATAGGTCTTTCCATACATAAGTAATAAAGCATTTGCCTGGCATCAACCAAGTCTCTTCGTTTATCTTTATTAAACATCTCATCTAATTCAAGATGAAATTGTTTAGCAACCGCGTTCGCATACGCTTCAAATATATTTCCTTTCATTATTTAAATTCTTTTAATTTTTGATTCTTTCCCTCAATCAAGATATCCTTGATTTTGTTTTCTTCTTTCTTTACTTGCACCTTATATAAAATAAGATAACCAATTAAGTCTTGAACAGTATCTTCAGTGAGGTCGTTTAAACCCTTCTGCTTTATTCTGCTAAGCTTGTCATCAATACGAGCAAGCAACCCTTCTTTAGGAGATAGCTTACTAAAAATTTGTGGTGGATTATTAGCCGTGTCACCATAGGCCTTGTTCTTTTCAAGTAGCAGAAGGACAACTTCTTTACCTACCTGTTTAATTAAATCTTCTGTTTTAACCATAAATAATTTTTAATGTTTCATATAAAATAAATGCGAGGACGCAAACAGCCATGAAGCCAATAAGAAATTCCATAAATTTATATTGTGCTTCACGCTGTTTAAACGTTCTACCTTGTCTATACTTTTTATCTTCTTCAGTCATATAAACAAAGGCGGTTCGTCATCGTTCTTACCCCAAGGAATAGGAGGAAGCTCTGGCTTAGGCTTTGGCTTCTCTTCTTTATCCTCTTCCTTGTCAGTAATTGGAAACAAACTATTAAGAAATTTATCAAACACTTTATCTTGATATTTAAATTCGTTATTATATTTCGCCATTTAATTTAATTTTAATTGTTGCAAATTTATACAATCTATTTATATTTTCCAAACAATTTAGAGACAAATTAATACCAGGGTTTATTTTCAACCGCGTACTCTCTAACTTGTGAATGTAAATTATCATCAACCCAATCCCAGTAGAAATCTGTTATATCATTTCCGTTTAACCATACTGCTTGTATAGTTAAATCATCTTCGGGAGGCTGGTAGTAATCACCATTGTCCCAGTAATAAGAATAGTCTACAGTCAACGTGTAGGTTTCTTCTTCTATTGCGTAGGTTCCTTGATACTTACTCATCTTTTTCGTCTTCTATAGTTTCCTCCATGTAATCAGCATGGGTACAGGCTTCATTATATATATTGGTTGAGTTTTGCTGAACATAATCAACAAAATCATTGAACCAATCTATTTGTTTTTGAAGACCCCAAGCTTCGTTTAAACGGACTTCGATATCGCATTCATCACGCAACCCTGAGATATGTTTTACTATGTACATATCCTTTTCAACGTGGTCTAAAATTTCCTGTATTTGAGAGCAGTCATCACACGCTATCCAACCTTTGCCCCACAGCATGTTAGCTACATTAGATAGTTCATTGTAACCAACGAAATGATACGTGCTCATGTATCGTTGGTCTAAGTCTATACTAAGATAGTCTTCGCTTTTGTTTTTAATTTTTGCTTTTGCCATA